GAATGGTTCAGGGACGAAAACCTGATCGACTCTCCAACTCTCGCAACGAGCGACGGCCCGGAGGGCGGAGTTCCACCGACAAACTACCCAATACAACGACGCGGCAAGCGTCACGACTACTTCACGTCAGCCCTGCCATGGCCACAAAAAGGACCCGGCGTGGACTTACCTCTCGGCATCTCTGCACCAGTGAGGACAGAAACACTCGCCGGGCTAACAGGCGTTCACCCGGGACTCATCATGCAAGACGCGACAGACGGTGGCTTAAGCCCCGGTCTGCTCGCAAACAATGGTTTCGGTGCGGTTAGTATTTCTAGCTCAGCACCTGGAACTACATCCAATCCTCAATACCCGGCGAACCTGATCGCCGATCTGACTAATGCAACGTCAGCAACCATCAATCAATTACGCGAAGCGTTTCAAATCCAGCGACTTTACGAACGCGACGCACGCGGCGGCACACGCTACACGGAAATCGTCAAGGCTCACTTTCAAGTTTCATCCCCGGACGCACGCTTGCAACGTCCCGAATATCTCGGCGGCGGCTACTCTCCAATAATCCTTCACCCGGTCGCTAATACAGCATCTAATCAGACCGGAACGGCACGGGAGCAAGGCGACCTGGCAGCATACGGAACCGTCACCGCACACGGACACGGGTTCACCAAATCATTCACGGAACACGGCTATATCATCGGCCTCGCCTGCGTACGCGCAGACTTGACGTACCAACAGGGACTCCATCGCATGTGGTCCCGGCAAACGCGCTTCGACTTCTACTGGCCAGTCCTCGCACACCTGGGCGAACAGGAAATACTCAACAAGGAAATCTATCGTGACGACACAGCAGCAGATGACCTCGTCTTCGGCTACCAGGAAAGGTATGCCGAGTACCGCTATAAACCGTCTCAAATCACAGGCCGTTTCCGATCTACTTCGGCTCTCCCTCTCGACGCATGGCATCTTGCGCAAGAATTCACAGTTCTACCCACGCTCTCTCAAGCCTTCATCGAAGAAAATCCACCGATTGATCGTGTTGTCGCTGTGCCTGCTGAGCCTGACCTCTTGCTCGACTGCCTTTTCAATCTCCGCAGCGCGCGCCCAATGCCAATGTATGGCGTGCCGGGACTCATCGATCATTTCTAAAGGCGAATCAACATGAACGCAGCAGCAGGAGCAGCAGCAGGCTCAACACTCGGACCATGGGGAGCAGTTGCAGGGGCCGCCATTGGCGGCCTGGCTTCTTTCGTCGGCGGGGAACGCGGCAACGTCGCATCCGCCAGAGAAGCAGCACTCAACCGTTCCTTTCAGGAACGCATGTCCTCAACCGCACATCAGCGCGAAGTCGCGGATCTTCGCGCTGCAGGACTCAATCCGATTCTCTCAGCCAACAAAGGAGCATCATCGCCAGGCGGAAGCATGGCACCACAACACGACACTATCTCCCCTGCAATTTCGTCGGGCAGGGAGCTCGCCCGGACAATGCAGGAAATCCAAAATCTCCGCGCTAGCAACGCGGAAATAATGCAACGCACAGAAAATCTCAAACAGGACAACAACATCAAAAAGCCTCTCGAAACCGCCGCTGGCGGGAACATGAATCTCATCGAGGGCGTACGCGGGGGCATCACTGATACTCTAGAATTCACCAAGCCCTTCCGCGACTGGCAATGGGACCTCATTGACAAAGGCATCAACTATTTAAAAAACAACACCGAAGCGGGAACCGCATCGGCAAAACAGATGGCCATGGAAGCAATGGCCAACGTCAAACGATACTTCGGCACCGACCCATGGAATCAACCCTCATCAGCAAAACAATCAGACAAAGAATGGGCGGATGCCTATCAAAAAGAAGTTCGTAAATACACGGATATCCCAGAATGGGATCCGGCAAAGGCCACAAAATGGCCACCACAACTACCACCGAAAAAACGACTCAAATCGGACTAAGCTTCCTCACATGGAGACTCTCAAATGCAAAAAAATCAACTGCAAAAAACGGATCCTCAGATCCTCAAATCAACCGAAGGGACCGGCATCCGCCGCCCTCGGTTCAAAGTCGGGCTCGCTTGCGCGCCCGACTCATCAATGACAAAACAAACGTTCAAAGACGAGTGCAACATCAACAAAATTATCTCTAAATATCAAAAAACAGGCGCACTCGACCACGTCAACAAATACCAGCCGTCCTATGGCTTCGCTACCGCGATCGACTTCCGCGAAAGCATGGAAGTCGTACTCAAAGGGCAAGAAATGTTCGACGCCCTACCGTCGAATCTGCGCAAGCGATTCGACAACAATCCTGCCGAATTCCTCGAATTCGTGCAGGATGCAAAAAACGAGCCCCAGCTCATCGAGCTGGGCCTCGCTACACGACGAGAACAGTCGCCAGTCGCGCTTAGCCAGGCACCCGTTATCCCGTAGCTTGCGGAGGGACAGGGTGCCGTGGCTGCGACTAAGGCGACACGTCGGACCTCTGGAGGGAGGAACCCGAAGAGGTTCCTCAGCGCAGCCGGAACGGCGGAGCTGGCACGGGATGGGTTCGGGAAGGGGGCGTGCTACGCCCCCTTCCTGATCGGGCCCCACAGGGGCCTACAATGCCAAAATGGCATGGGGTTCCCTTTGGGAACCGTTGCACGGAGGGGGTGATATATGAAAGACTAGTTCCTATATATCACCAGTGACGTAAAACGTCACAAAAAGGAGCTCCCATGCGACGTTCAAAAATGAGCAAAAAATGCTCAAAAAGGCTGTTCGGTTCGACAGCCTCTCGGACTCAGTCCATCAATACCCGGGGCAACCCCATGCGGGGTGGTATCCGGCTCTAAATGGCTTGCTACAAGCCTTCCCTCGCCTATCGGTCCCTCAAGCGGAATGCCTCTGGCAAATACCCGCTGCTGTTCAAAGCTGGACCGTATGCTGGCGAGCTCTTACGAATTCCCTGCGGCAGCTGCATAGGCTGCCGCGTGGACAAACAGGACCAATGGGCGACGCGCATCATGCACGAAGCCCAAATGCACGTGGATACGTGCTACCTCACCTTCACCTACAACGATGACCAGGTGCCGCTCGACGGCTCTGTAAATAAATCTGATCTCCGGGCTTTCTGGAAAGCGCTCAGGCAAAAACTCTCTCCACATAAAATTCGCTACGTTCAATGCGGCGAATACGGCGACAAGTTCGGCCGTCCTCACTATCACGCCGCTGTCTTCGGCTACGATCCGAAAGACAAAAAATTCTACAGAAAAAATAACCAGGGCGACAAACTCTATCGCTCTGAATCTCTCAACGAACTCTGGGGAAAAGGGTTCGTAACAATCGGCGCGCTCACGCGCACATCTGCAAAATATATTGCTGGCTACATCTTCAAAAAAATAACAGGTGACAAAAGTGAAGAGCATTACACTGTCGTGTCCCGAGACGGGACCATGCATCAGCTGCACCCTGAGTTCATTACCATGTCCAATCGCCCTGGGATCGGGCATGACTGGATTAAAAAATATACCTCTGACGTATTCCCCTGCGACTTCGTCGCCTTGTCAGATGGAACTCAAACTCAGACACCCGCTTACTATGTCCGATGGTTGGAAAAACATGACCCGGAAAGACATCATCAAATCAAAATGGCGCGGCGCAAGCTGGCCATTAAACTCCAACCGGACAACACCTACCCGCGCCTCGAGGTACGAGAGAAATGCAAAATAGCCAAACTCAAAAACCGCAAAAGGGATACAGCGGAAAACTAGCGCACGGTCGACAGCTGGAAGCTATCGGACGGCGCAACATCAATCAGGAAATAAAAATGAAACTCAAAATCTTCACAATCTACGACTCAAAGGCCTTCGCCTACTTGCCACCGTTCTATCTTCACAACGAGCAAATGGCACAACGCGCATTCGGAGAATGCGTAAATTCAAAAGACCATCAGTTTGGCAAACATCCCCAGGACTACACGCTGTTCAAAATCGGCGTGTTCGATGACGAAACCGCCGTCTGTGTAAGCTTCGCGCCGGAAACTCTCGGCAACGGACTGGAACACCTCAGGGCGGAAAGCTCTGATAATATCGACCTGTTCCCCGAACAGTCGTAAACTACTTGGGGGAGGAAACTCCCCCTTTTTTTCAAAGGAAAAAAAACATGCGCTCAGCAATGCAACACCAATTCAGCCAGGTACCTAAGGCTGATATACAGCGGTCATCGTTCGACCGCTCTCACTCACTCAAGACAACCTTCGACGCAGGACTGCTCATCCCGATCTTCGTTGACGAAGTACTACCGGGCGACTCACACACGCTGCGCATGACGGCATTCGGTCGTCTCGCGACTCCGATCTACCCGGTCATGGATAACCTGCATCTCGAAACCTTCTTCTTCTTCGTCCCCATCCGGCTCGTCTGGAACAACTTCAAAAAGTTCATGGGCGAGCAAACTAACCCGGGAGACTCAACCGATTTTCTCGTTCCCGTATTCTCATCAACAGCAAACGTGCAGGAAGGCGAAATCGGCGATTACTTCGGTATTCCCCTCACTACGCAATATGCAGGCGTCAACGCTCTACCATTTCGGTGCTACAACAGAATCTATGCCGAATGGTTCAGGGACGAAAACCTGATCGACTCTCCAACTCTCGCAACGAGCGACGGCCCGGAGGGCGGAGTTCCACCGACAAACTACCCAATACAACGA